GTGATCTCACCGGCGACGATGATACGGCCCTTGGTCGCCATGACCTCGCAGGCCACGCGCGAATATGCATCGCTGCTCAGGCAGGCATCGAGTATCGAGTCGGCGATGTAGTCGCACAGCTTGTCGGGATGTCCCTGGCAGACACTCTCGGATGTGAGGTAGTGTTTCATGTTTGAATTCCTTTGGTTGTTTGATTGTTTGGCGTTACCGGCGTGCGGTGAGCAGTCGTTCCATCAGGTCGTCCTGAGGGTTCGCCCCTTGGTATGAGGTGGCATTGTTCTCCTTCACGATCTGGAAGATCTGGTACCAGATCTGGTTGACCTGTTTCATGTATTCACGGCTCATCGCCACGTACGGAGAGGCGATCGCGGCACCGGTGGTCGGGTGCTTAGCAAGGAAGCCGTACTCGCTGACTGCCATCTCGCACTGGATCCACCTGGCCACTGCCATCGCGTACTGGTGGATGATCTGGCTGCTGACTAAATTCTCACAGCGTCTGGTCTTGAGCCAATCCCATGTCTCCTGGAAGACCTCCGCAGCATCGAGCTCGATACCACTCTTCTGGGTGACCGTCATGTAATATTTGACCTCAGGCATGTCCGCGCCCTCGAGCTCGGGAGCCTCGGGCAATTGCACCACGCGGGCCTCTCTGCCTTCGTGGATTTTCTCTGAGAGAGCCTTGGGTTTCCTCCCTGCACCGACGCGGGCACCGCCACGGTTGGTACCGTCTTTTGCCATGTCGCACCGCCTTCGTATGATGAGGGGGTCAATCCCCCGTTTGAATTCCAATTTTTCCGCGTGATTGCCCCTGCCCGTTGTACACCACATATGGTGTAGAGATTCAGATACCCCTAGGGTTGGCGCTACTAATAGTTACCTTTTAACGTTCCATCGGTCTCTCTGGCGCCCGTGGAGGGCTGAGTGGCACCTGTTGCATAGTGCCATGAGGTTCTCCTCGTCATCCGTACCACCATATCTAGTGGCAGTGATATGATGGGCAACCGTCGCTCGTGTAAGGCGTCCCTCTCTCCTGCACAGCTCGCAGAAGGGATGCCCTTCAAGGAATGTTTTCCGGGCCTTCCTCCAAGAGGATCCGTAGCGCTTGTGGGTGCCGGGATCTCGTTGGTTGCGTTCGTAGGTGCTCGCAGCCTCTTTCGCATGCTCCGCGCAGTACCGACCGTCGGTGAGATGTGGACAGCCTGGGTGGCTGCACGGTCGCTTGGGCTTGTAGGGCATGAGGGGTACTCCTTGGGGCAAAAAGAAAGCCCGGGAGGAATTCCCGAGCTCTCGATTGGACTTGTCTGAGTGTACAGTAGCGTGGAACGCGAACTGAGCACAACTGTTATTTTCTGATAATTTAACGATTGGATACAAGTGTTCCTGGAGTGATTACGGTTCATATTGTGAATTTTAGGAAACGATAATCTGTGCTATCCTAAGTAATAGAATTTTCTATGGTTATTACTGAGAAAGAAATGGCAGTCGGGTTGATTTTGTTGAAAAGCCTACAAAAGGATTGAGATCCATGAATATTAAAGAATTTGAGAAAGTCTATTGGGGATATTATCTACATCTAGAAAACCGATTTCTGATCACGGGAGATTATGTTTCTTTCGATGAAACGAATTATGGAACGTTCTCGAATGAGTATGTTGCACTTTTACAGACGGTTTGTTCAGAGATCGACGTAATACTCAAGGATATGTGTGGGTATCCAAGAGCCAATAATAAAACAATGAAAGATTATGCAGTTGATATAAAAAGCCGATTTCCCTCTGTTGAATCAGAAAGGATTCTAATAAACTACTTCAACTGTGAGATCAAGCCATTTGAAAACCTTTCTGGAACAATGGTTTGGTGGAAAAATTACAATGCTGTTAAACACGATCGTATTAATAACTTTGATGCTGCTAACCTGCAATCAGTTGTTGGTTCTCTTGCTGCGCTTTTTCTACTGAATAGACTCTATTTGAAATCAATAGATACAAACGCATACCATTTCATTATTCAGTCAAGATTATTCAAGAATCCTGATTGGGATGATAAGGGACTTCAAATGGGATTCAAAGTAAAGGATGGGCATTTAGTTTCGATCTTTCCTGATGATGATAATAATTAGACTATCATTTTGATAAAATTAAGACCATATTCTGTAGCTTATGAATATTCCACCCAGGAATAGGGTGGAACAAAATATCATATAGAAGGAACCCTCACCAGCGCCAGCGCCTTCCTATGCAGGTGGTAGATGTAGTCCTGGCTGTAATTCAGTTGGGCTGCGATCTGGTCCCAACCTAGGAAGGTGATGTAACGCATCTCCAGCAGCGTCTCGCACTCCATGCTGTTCACACTCCGGATCGCTTCAGCGATCTCTGTCTTGAGACGCATCAACTGTGCGATGCTGGTGTTGATTTCATTTTCCAGTTCGGTGATCCGTACCACCGCCTCCTCCACGGGAGATCGACGGATCGACGGAGCCTTGGGGACCTCGGTGAGTTTGGGGGAGACGTAGACGGCATGGCTTCTGAGCCAATCGAGCTGGCGTTCCTTGGTCTTGATGCGCTTGTCCAGATACCATGCCTGTGACAGATATTCCTTTGTTTTCATGCTCTTGCCTCCTGTAGGTGAATCTTGGTGAAGTCGGGGTTGATGTCGCACAGAAAACCAAACCACTCGCTCTCGAAGAACCGCTCGATCTCATCCTTAGCAGCCCATGCATGCTGGTAGTCAGGATTGTCCTCTAATTGGGTTACTGCCTTATGCCAGTCCATCACTGCTCGGTCCACGATTGCTGCAGCCAGCTGCCGCATGCTTGCCTCGGTCATTGCGCACCTCCGATTAGTTCAGCCTTCACCGCCTCGATCAGAGCATCCTGGGTTAGTGCCTTACCTGAAAGAACCTTCATGATGCGCTCATCGATGGTATTCTCGGTGATGAGATGTTGGACCACCACCGTCTCGGACTGCTGCCCTTGGCGCCACAGGCGCGCCACCGTCTGCTGGTACAGCTCGAGGCTCCAGGTCAGTCCGAACCAGACCAGGCAATTGCCACCGCTTTGGAGGTTCAGCCCGTGTCCGGCCGATGCGGGGTGGATCAACCCGACCGGGAGTTTTCCTTCATTCCACTTTTTGAGGCTTTCGCTCGTATCCAGAGTTGAAAACGACACGCCAAGCTTCTCCAGCCTACCCGCAATCCGCTGAAGGTCGTGCTTGAACCAATAGGCCACCAGCACGCTTTGTCCGTTTGCTGCTTCGATGAGGTCCTCCAATGCATCAAGCTTTCGGTCATGGATTCCGATCGTCTTCCCGTCGTCGGTGTACACAGCCCCGTTTGCCAGCTGTAGCAGCTTGCCGGACAGGCTTGCCGCATTGGCCGCTGTAACCTGACCCCCGGAGGCATCCAGGACCAGTTCCTTGCGAAGCTTCTCGTAGGCAGAACGCTCCTCACCGCTGAGGGAAACCTTATACTCGTTGGTGACGAGCTCGGGCATCCTGATATGGTCCTGGGCCTTCATGGAGATGGTAATGTCCTCGATCGCTTGGTAGATCCTCTCCTCGGATCCCGGTGCAGGCTTGTAGCTGAAGATCATCTGGGCATTGCGCTTGTCCGCCATGAAGTATGCATTGCGGTATGCTGTGATGAACCTGCCGAGCCTCAATCCCATGTCCAAGAGCTTGAACTGGGCCCACAGGTCGATCAGGCCGTTGCTTGCCGGGGTCCCGGTAAGGCCCACGATTCTCCTGACTATAGGTCTTCTTTTCATCAGAGCCCTGAAGCGTTTTGAGCGGTGGTTCTTGAACGATGAGAGCTCGTCGATGACCACCATGTCGAAGTCGAAGGGCAGGGCGGTCTCCTCGATCAGCCACTGCACGTTCTCGCGGTTGATGATGTACAGGTCGGCCTTGCGTTCGAGTGCTGCAAGGCGCTCGCTTGTGCTTCCCACGGCCACTGATGCAACAAGGTCCTCCAGATGATCCCACTTTCCGATTTCGCAAGGCCATGTGTCTCTTGCAACCCGAAGGGGCGCGATGATCAGGACCTTTCGTACCAGGAAGGAATCGAAGAGGAGGTTCTGCACCGCCGTCAGGGTGATGATTGTCTTGCCAAGTCCCATTTGCAGTAATACCGCAGCCACGGGGTGCTGTTCTATGAAGTCGCTCGCATACTGTTGGTAGTCATGCGGTGTATATGTCATTGATGATCTCCTCTATCTGCTCTCTGGAATCCAGCACGTATGCCTTGAACCCCAGACCCTTCAGCATTTCATGCCTTACCCGTTGGAGTGCCCTCATCTTTTTGCCTGCGGCCTTCACTTCCACAAAGCCGCACCGCCCGCCGGGCAGCAGCACCAATCGGTCAGGCATCCCATCGAAGCCCGGGCTTATGAATTTCACAGCCCGACCTCCCTTCTTTTTCACAGTCTTCACCAACTGCAGTTCGATCTCTTTCTCAAGCATATTCCCCGTCCATGATGTCAAACGCGAAGTGCTGGGCTACTAGGAAGGACGTCATGCGCGCATTGTCCTTCCAGTGGTATCCCTCGCCGTCGATCTCAAGACGGTAGTACTCACGTCCGCGAAAACTGTCGGTGTCGATCACGAATTTGCGGTGCTTATAGCGCAACACCCATCGTTTCTCAGATGCTTCAACCCACTCCTTCTTCAGGAAGTTTGACTTGCGTTGGCTCCTTCTTCGAACCTCGCGTTCACGTTCTTTAGCACCAAGGATGTCCTCCTCCATGATGCCCGCGCAGATGCATCCCGTGCTCAACATCTGGGAGAACTCTGGGTGCTCCATCACATGGACATACCGCACTCTCGTACACCCACAGAGTTCGCAGGTGAAGTCATCCGACTCGTGATCGCTGACCCGGACGCAACGCCACCCGGTCAACGGTGCCCCGAGTTCCCACAGCGTCCTGCGACATTTTGCTATGTAGGGTGAGTTCTCCAAAGCTGCCATGCTCTCATCGAGCGTGGCACATCCATACCTCAGTATTGTGGTGAAGATGTGCGGGAACGGTTTCGGCAAGAAGTAATTGGGTGGTCCTGTTTTCGAACTCCCCTCAGCTGATCTTGGTCCCCGCATTCCATTCTCTCGCTCAAGCATTGCTCCTCCAATGCGGGACAGGTGGACAGCCGGGACAGTGTGTCCTATATATGTATACGCGTGTGTATGGGTGCCCATGTTGCATTCCTCCCTCTCCTAGTAGCTGCATACTCTTATTGAGTTGTTGCTGTCCATCTGTCCCGAATCCCCTGTTATTCGTTTTCTGTGAATGAATTGCATCACTGGACAGTGTGGGGACAGCCTTCATCATAAGCTGTCCCGGAGTTGCAGCTGTCCCGTGTGTAGCCTCTCTGACGCCCGTAGATGGGGAAGTGGGCTCGGGGGGCCCTGTCCCAACCCTCGATGTGTTGCATGATGGCGGTAAGCAGGTATGATTCGTTTTTGGACAGGAGTGCTGGATCCTTGTTCAGGCATTCGCACCAGATCTCCATGTTGCAAACCGTACTTCTTCTGACAGTGCCCTTCGCCGTCATGCCAGTGTTCCTTTCGGAGAGGAACGCGCGTCGTTCATACATATCCATCGCATCCCAGTTCTCGGGAAGCAGGGTATCAAGGAATATCCTGACAAGACCCTCACGGTCATCGTTTTCCATAGCTCCTATCTGCACGGCCTCGGCCTCATCAAGGAAGTCTCCCTCGAGATACAGCTTTTCCCCGCTCTCCCAGATGGCCTTTGCCTCCGCCCAGAACTGGGTTCGGTATGCTTCAGTGGGTTGCCACACCATCCGGTGACGTTCCAGGTGCGACTTGATGACCCAATACCGCCGGTTACCGGTGATATCGCGCAGGTACCCGTGTTCGCCGTTGACCGTCGCGATGATCACGCTCTGGCGCGGGTGGCTTTCGACCGTCTTGCCGTAACTGGGGCGGTATTGGTCGTCGGAGGTGGAGAAGAACGCCTTCACGCGTTCTATGTCGGCTTTCTTCATGCCGGCCAGCTCCCCGATCTCCGCGATCCAAACTCCCTGCAGCTTCTCAGCCCCTGCCTTTGACTCCATGTCAGCCAACGAGAGGGTTTCCGAGTAGTAGTCACTTCCCACTAAGTCCTTGACGATCGTGCTCTTGCCGATACCTTGCTCGCCGTCGAGCACCAGGACATTGTCGAACTTTGTTCCCGGGTGGTATATGCGAGCCACTGCTGCAGCAAAGGTCTTTCGGGTCACTGCCCTGACATAGGGAGTATCGTCGGTTTTTAGGTAATGGATGAACAGTTCCTCGACCCTCTTGACGCCATCCCATGGTGGAAGGCCGTTAAGATAATCGCGGATAGGGTGGAAATGGCGATCGTCTGCGATCTTCGTGAACGCCACATCGTGATTGCGGCTTGAGAATGCGAGATAGCGGGAGTCGATGAGAGACTTCAATTGAGCCGTATCTGCATCACGCCAGAAGCTGTTTCCCACCGGCCTGTCCCAAGGCAGCTTAGATGTGACTTGGATGCGCCCCGCCAGGTCGTTGAATGCGAACCCTGCGAAATCTGGATCGTTGCTGAGGATCAAGTTCAAATTCCATACACTGTTCTCCAACAGACTGCTTCGCGGCATGTAGCGCAGTTGTTTCTCCCAGTCGCCATCGGATGAGAAATCGACATTCGCCTCAGCACGTCGTTCATGGGTGATCAACGTCTTCACACGCTCATCCTTACTTACCAGGTCTGCCATCTCCTTGAAGGACTTCTTCGCATCGTCATCGCCAAAATGGTGGATCCTCACGAGGTCGAAGGCGTTGAGCCTCCGTCCACAAGCGGGATCGCTGGCATGGAAGGATTGAGCGAACTTGCCTTCATAGATCGCCAGCCCCGAGGTGCTGTCGGCGGGGATGTAACTGTATCTTTCCTCTCTGGTCGTAGGTTCGTAGATGTGTGCAAGAAACGTTTCGATGGCATCCTGGATAGGGAAGTAGGCACGGCAGAATGCTCCCACGAGCCCTTCCTTCACAAGTGGATCCTCCTGCATCTTGTCCGATGGCGGACGCACGGTGCTTTCGCGGGAAGAGGTGGGCAGGAGCGAGCAGTCTTTCCAATCTGGATAGGATGATAGGAACACATCGGGATCAAGCCATGGACCGTCGATGCGATCGAATATGTACTCTCCGTTGGAGGGAGTGGTCGGCCAATACATCAGCTGATGGGGGCGATAGGAGCATTCATCGAATTGGTCGATGTCCCACCCGGCAGCCAGGTGCCTGGCGATTGCCACGTATTCATCGGAACTTACGTCCCGGCTTAGCGGGACGAGAATGCGTACTCGTGGATTCTCCGGGGTATGTCCGTGGGTGGTATAAAGGCAGGCGGCGTAGGGGCACTGTGTCTTGAACGCTGACACGAAATCCATGCGCGCACGGTCCGCATCGAAGGCCAGCATCGATCGGCTTACGACGTTCTCCCGCCGCCGCCGGTTATCCTTCAGCTGTCCGGCGACGAAGCCACCCTTGTCCTTCACCTGATCGCGTTGTGTCTTGGGGAGTTTGGGATACTCCTGGACGGACTCGGTCGTGCGGATGGTGGTTGACAGACGATCGCATAGGGCGTCGAACGTGGTAGTTTTGTTGCTCCATGTCTTCGCATGACAGCTGTTGCCATAGGCGATATTCAGATCTCTCATAGGTCCTCCTTCAGGAAGTCAGTCCAAGCGGTGAGCGGATAACTGTTTACAGTTCCGAAACGTTCATCGTTCGTTTCGCATGCACGTATCTCGATCGCTCGTGATCGGCAGAAAGCCGACAGCTGTTTGCCGATGGCCTGGGATTGTGCAAGATTCCAGTGTTTTCCGAAAACCTTGTTGTACTTTGCCACAGTGTAGAACTGCAGTGAGGCATTCAAGGCGATCTCGAGGGTTTCATTTTCCTCCGTGAGGTCCATGATCCGTCGCTGCGCCTCGAGTGCTTTTTGGTGTGCGATCTGCAGTGCTCGTTCCATGATGTGTTCGGGAGAGTTCCATGCTTCCTCTACGGCAATGAAGTACCTTCGGAATTTTCGGCCCATCTCAGAGCGCTGAAGCATACACAGTTCCTTGGCCATGGCGACGGTGATCTCATGATCGATGCCCGGACGGCCTCCGGTACTTTCGCGCAAATTTGTGCGAAAGTCCTTTTCCTCTGCAAATCCGTACCGGCACATACGTGGGAACCAGTCCCTGTAAGGTGTCACTACATTCAATGCTGCATGCAGGTCCCGTGCACTGACAGTAGGAACCGGGGTTTCATAGTTGATGGGAATCAGCGTATCTGATGAAGGGGATGCTCTTTCACTGGAATGGCACACATCGTTGTCGCACCGGTCTTGGCTATAACAGGGTAAGGTTTTTCGGCTCATAATTATTCCTCCTCCTTATTGCCGGAAAACCGTACCCCCTGAGTTTGGGAAAAGGAAAACCACCAGAAAAGGAAATGGAATGATCAAGTGTTCCTAGGTTCGGTCTCAAGGCAATCACTGCCAAAAAATCTCACCTTGTATCCCTTGCAGCGAGCCCTATCAATCTCAATCTGCATTCCTGTACTGATTCGTTCACCAAACACCCAAACCTCCGAACATTTGCTCATGAGTACGATGCCGAAGAACATGCCCAGATCGCGTTCGCTCTGAAGACCGTCATCAAGAAACTGTGGGTAGAGCAGGTGAGGGGTTATCGGAAGATAACCTTTCTCGACAGCAAAGCGGCTGTAACGTCGGGCATGGAACACATTCTCTTCGATATTCCCAGCATATGGAGAGCAGATATATACCAGGGGATGATAATCAAAATGTGGTCTAGCTTGTTTCTCAATAGCCTTCATGGCCTCATATGGAGTCCTATCCATATATCCTTCCTTGTTGCGTATATTCATATTCAGTCCTTCTTGTAAAATTTGGTCTCAAAGCCATCTGCATTGAGTAGCAATCCCTCTGCCCATGATGGGGCCACAGCCATGGAAGCCTCGATGGTTTCCAATTCCAATTCATCAGGTGCCTCGATGACGATCTCGTCATGGATGTGCATGCAGATCCGATAATCCTTGAGTCGCTGCATCGAGTAGCAGAGAATGTCACGGCTGATTGCCTGTACGATGTTCTCCACCACCTTGGGCCCATATGTTTCGATGCGTTCCCATTTCTTTGTGGCTCCCACACCCTCATAGGTTACGCAATCGCTGCCAAAATCATTGGTACCCATACGGGGCTTCACGTAGGCAAGCCGTCTGCCTGATGGCAAGGTGATGAACAGGAAGCCACTCTCATACGAGAACTTGATGCCATGTGTGTTTGTCGAGATCCTATCCTTGACCGCTTCCTTAACCACCTTGTCCACATCCCACCAAAACTGGACGATGTTCGGATTGGATTGACGCCACACATTTACCAATGGCTTGAGCTCATTCTCTTCAAGGCCCATATCCAGAGCGCCCATCGCCTTCAGAGCTCCCACCGACCCGCCGTACCCGAGCGCCAATTCGGCAATTTTCCCTTTCTGTCTTAGATGGGCATTCTGGCCATGCTTCTCTACAGGGACCTTGAACATCTGAGAAGCGGATGCACAGTAGATGTCGCCATTGCCCGCAAAGACCTCCATGCGCCAGGTTTCCCCTGCAAGCCAGGAGAGCACTCTTGCTTCAATTGCAGAGAAGTCCGAAACAATGAACCGATGTCCGCTTCCAGGAATGAATGCGGTACGGACCAACTGTGACAAGGTGTTGGGAACATCGGAATACAGCATCTGCACTGCTTCATATTCACCGCTGTTCACTAAGGTTCTTGCAGTCTCCAGATCCTCCAGATGGTTCTGGGGTAGATTTTGCATTTGCACGAGTCTTCCGGCCCACCGCCCGGTACGGTTTGCCCCGTAGAACTGGAACATGCCCCTTGTCCTGCCATCGCTGCAAACTGCGTTTTCCATCGCCTGGTACTTCTTCACCGACGACTTGGCAAGCTGAAGCCTGAGCTCGAGCACTTCCTGGATCTGGCGCGGGGCATCCTGCAAAGCTGCCTTCACATCCTTCTTGCCAAGAGAATCGACTTCAAGACCATTCTCTGACAGCCAGGTCTTTACCTGGGATACCGAGTTGGGATTCTCCAAATCAGTGAGCTCCTTCATCCTCGCAATCAACTCTTCCCGGGCACGTTTGTCCATCCTGATTGCATTACCCACGAGATTCTTGTCGACCAACACACCCCGGTCGTTGATGCGTTGATCAAGGTGGTACTCATCCCAGATGGCATCGGGAACCGGAAATCGACAGAGGCGCTGATGGATGGCAATCTCAACCTCGACATCGCGCTTGTTGTACTCGATGAACGAATTCCATTTTTCAGGTGCATCGTCAGCATCATTCCTGGTACGCCCGCCGTTGGTGATAGTAGGATTGCATGGTGTGCAGAAGTATCTGATCAGATCCTTGCCCTCGGAGAGCTTCTGTCTCTGAAGACCGAGCACCGCACCGACGCCCATCAGCGATAGGGGTAGTCCCAGATACGCCGACCAGATCATCGTGCAATGCCAAGAGACCGGGTCCAGATAAGTACCTGTCGGTAGTCCTAGATGGCGGGAAAGACAAATGCGTTCGAAGGTTGCATTGAACGCCCATTTGATGATGCCATCGTCGGAGATTGCCCTGATTATATTTTTGGGGATTTTCTCTCCCCGGGCGAGATCGACGACCTTCACCTCCCCGCCGTCCACGCTGTAACCGAACAGGAGGATCTCGAAGTCCGCTGCCTCGCAGTAACGGTAAACTCCGCTTTTGGCTAGATTGATCGAAGAATATGTCTCGATATCGATGCTAAGGTAATTCATCCTGATCTCCTGGTAACGAAGTTGGGTTTCAAGTAAGCACATACGAAAAGGACGGCAGCGTATTGCCACCGTCCTCTTGTGAAGAGATCAGGCAAGGAAATCATCCTCGTCGTCGGTGGCGAAGTCACTCTCTGCACTTGCCTTACCGCCCAGAGGCTCTCCATCACGGATCAGCTGCAGATTCTGCAGGCCGCATGCGATGCCGCGGTTGCCGTTGGAGTTGAACGCATAGAAGGTGATCGAGGCCCGTCCATAGACACCCGAATACACATCGCTGCGGTTCAGCACGGGATTGCAATCCGCATCAACGATACCGGGAGCGGTGGCACTATTGGCATTGATGAAGAACGCATTCTCGTAAGCTGGGTCATCCGGGCGGTCGATATCACCATCGCGCAAGGGGGTTTTCAGTGATGCAAGGGACGGGGCTGTCCTTCCATTGCCCTTGAGTTTTGCCTCACCTTCCTTGTACGCAGCCTCGATGGCAGCCTTGATTTTCTGCACAGTTGCCTTGTCGCTCTTGGGGATGATCAGGGAGACCGAGTACTTCGGAGACCCTCCATTGATGGACTTGGGCTCCCACACATTTGCATAGGACCATCTGGTGTTCTTTCCGGTGATTACCTTCATTGGATTTGCGATTGTTGACATTACTTTTCCTCCATGTCGTCAAAGTCGTTGATTGTGATAGCCGGTCTTTTATCGCTTTCCGGTACGAGCGTCGGTTTGCCTTTGGGCTTGTAGATGAATGGGCCCA